TTTTTTTAGGAGGCGACATTATGAAGAGTTATTTTGGTACAGATGGCGGCCACACCCCTTCTTCTTTAAATTCTTTTACAGAAATTGGTTATACCGATGGCGCGCCGCCACATAAAAATTATTATAAAAAAGAAGAAAAGATTTTAGGATATACCTATGGATACATGGCAAATCGTGGTGACTATAGAACACCAAAGGGTATTCATTCTCAAGAAACTTTATATGAGCTTGGAAATAATTGGGTATGCCTTGCAGTAACTGCATATCAAGAAAAGTATTCTTCAACAAGAATTTATCGAGATTTTTTAAGAACCCCAAGCGAAAGAGACATTAAGGATTTTGTTGAGAGGGCGCACAAGAGAAATATTAAAGTTTGTTTAAAGCCCATGTTAAATTGTGATGATAATATGTGGCGCGCCCACATTGGCTTTCCAGACCTAAACATGGATGAAAATAATATCTATTGGAAAGAGTGGTTTGATAGTTACAAACACTATATTTTATACTATGCCGAGCTGGCAGAAGAGTTTAAATGTGAAATGTTGTGTATTGGTTGTGAGATGCTGGGAACGGAACATCGTAAATATGAGTGGTTATACTTAATAGAAGAAATCAGAAAAGTTTATTCTGGTAAACTTGTTTATAATACCAATCATGATCACGAAGAAGATGTAGAGTGGTTTGATGCACTTGATTACATAGGTACTTCTGCTTATTATCCTGTGGGGGAAAATGGTGTAAATAAAAAATCTATGATGAAAGAATGGAATAAGATTAAGGAAAGACTAAATAAAATTGCTGAAAAGAAAAAGAAAAAATATATTTTTATGGAAGTTGGCTGTCGCTCAGCAGAAAATTGTTCTAAACACCCTTGGGACTTTTCAGACAAAGAAGCGAAATGGAATGAAGAAGAACAAAATTTATTTTATTGTAGTTGTTTAGAAACATTTATTAATGAAAAAAATTTCGCTGGAATATTTTGGTGGGACTGGCCTACTTTTATCTATGATAATCGTGCGGCGGCAGAAGAAGATACTGGTTTTAATATTCATTTAAAGAAAGCGGAAGAAAGTTTAAAAAAATACTATAAAGAATATAGAAACTAAAACTTTAAAGAAAAAAGAATAAAATTTTACTTTATTATAGGGAGAAGAGAAATTTCTCTCTATTAATTTTAATGAGGTGATATAATGGATAATTGGTGTGTTTATATGCATACTTCTCCAAGCGGAAAGAAATACATCGGAATTACAGGAAGAAAACCACAACAAAGATGGAAAAATGGTAATGGCTATAGTAGACACCATTATTTTTATGCCGCCATAAAGAAATATGGTTGGGAAAATTTTCAGCATACTATTCTTTTTGATCACTTGACCAAGAAAGGAGCAGAGAGAATAGAGCATTTATGTATAACCCTATTAAGAACACACATAAAAGAATATGGATATAATATGAGTCTTGGTGGAGAATCTGGTGCTTATGGAAGAAAAATGTCTGAAGAACAAAAACAACATTTAAGAGAAATTAATAAAGGGAAAAAATTATCAAAAGAGCACAAAGAAAGATTAAGCAAAGCACATTTTGGGATGGTTTTAAACTTATCTGAAGAAGAAAGACAGAGAAGAGCAGAATATTTTATGAAAAATAACCCTAATCAAAGAAAGGTTTATTGTTTAGAAACAGATAAGATATATTTTTCTGGGGCCGAGGCAGCAAGAAACTTAAAATTAACCTGTGATTCAAGTAATATTGCGCGTTGCTGTAGAGGAGAAACGAAAAGTGTGCAGGGATATCATTTTTGTTTTGCAGAAGATAAGGAAACTTTTGACTTTAAAGAAGTTCAAATAAATAGGAAGAAAAGAAAGATTTATTGTTATGAAACTAATGATATTTATGAAAGCGCGGCACAAGCCGCAAGACAAGTATTAAATAAAAATGATAGTTCAGGCATTATAAAAAATTGTAAAAAACAACAACAAAGTTGTTGTGGATATCATTTTTGTTATTTAGAAGAGATGGAGGGATAAATATGATTCTAACCCCTGATAGAGTATATCGAGCAAATGGAGTAAATGTGAAGGAATATCTATTAACCGAACATAATCCTAATAATATTATTATGCCAACTGCAAAATTGCCAGAAAAGATTCTGGGAATAACAATACATAACACAGATTGGATTACTGTTTCTTCTCAAACAACGCCAGCAGAACAGTATACGAGAGCTACGTATAATAATCGGATGAATGATGTGCGTGTACACTTTTATGTAGATGATAAATGTGCTTGGCAAAATCTTCCTTTAAATTTAAGCGGTTTCCACGCAGCAGATGGCGGCGGAAATGGTAATAGAAAAACTATTGCAATAGAATGTATTATGAGAAATTCTAATGATGAGGTTAGCCTTAAATCGGAAGAAAATTGTGCAAAGCTTGCGGCTTATTTATTAAATAAGTATAATCTTTCTGTAGACACTGGTCTCTTTACTCATACTCATTGGTTAAATGTAAGAGATGGACGCCGCGGCGCAGTCAATGAATTAAATACAATGAGACATAGTTATAAAATGTGTCCTTTATATATTCTTCCCCATTGGGAAAGATTTAGAGATAAAGTTCGTTCTGAACTTAAAAAACTTCAAGGAGAATCTGCACCAATAGTACCAGATTTATATCGTATCCGTAAAACTTGGGAAGATAGTAGTTCTCAGATAGGGGCATATGCTGGACTTGAAAATGCAAAAAATGCTTGCAAAGATGGATATTTTGTTTTTGATAAAGAGGGAAAAATTGTTTACCCTATTGAACAGGAAACAGTTGAAATTCCTAAAGTTGAAAATATTAAGACCGAAGACAATAAGATTGAAGAAAAACCTGTGGCCGCCGAGTCAAAAAATGAGACAATAAATATTAAGTACCGCTCCTATAGCAACGGAAAATGGTGGAGTGAAATTACTAATTATAAAAATAACGACGATATGGGGCATTCTGGTATAGAAGGAAAACCAATTAGAGGCTTTGCAGCAAAAGTAGATAAAGGTGAGCTTAAATATAGAGTTCATATTAAGGGCGGCAGTTGGCTTGGCTGGATGAAAGATTATGATATAAACAATTGGGCAACTGGTTGTGCTGGCAATAAAATACGAGATATTGATGCAATTCAAATGGATTTTAGCGGTGTTGAAGGATATGAAGTTAGATACAGAGTGTCTACTATTAAATCAAAATCTTATTTAAATTGGATTGAAGGTTATAATACTAAAAATTCAATGGGCTATAGCGGAATCTTTGGACAAGCCATAGATAAAATTCAAATTGAAATTATAAAGAAATGAGGAGGAGTTAATATGTTAGAAACTGTTTTTGGATTAACTGCAAATACAGCATTAGGAGTAATTAGTATTCTTGCGGCATTGGTAAGCTTAATTACAGAAGTATTAAAAAAAATTGTTCCTCAGTCTTTTCCAACAAAAGCTTTAGCTATTATTGTATCTTTTGTTGTAACCCTTGTTTTTGTCTTAATTTTTTATCCCATAACAGTTAAATCAGTTATTCTTGGCATAGCTGGAAGTTTTGTGGTTTCTTTTATTTCGATGTATGGCTGGGAAACATTAAAAGATTTATATTCAAGATTTAAATACCCATATTAATGAGGTGAGTATATGGCAAATTATTCTGAAAAAATTAAAGAATTAATGAGAGATTTGTCTGCTACTCTAACTGGTTCTAATGATTATAAGGCTGATGGACCATTAAGTCCATCAGACTTTAACTTTGGACATTTAGATAGTTATGATAATGATAATATTGATGGGGCCGCGGCAAGTAATGTTCAAATTGATATTGATAAAACAAGTAAAGATATAGTTTCTTATTGGAATGAAAGCGTTCAAACTTTAATTGATAAATATAAAAATGCAATTATTAGTTTAAGCGACGGCCAAGATGCAGGCTATAGCTTTGTAGATAGTCCCTATGTAAATCCAAATATTAATAAAGATAATGAAACTTATGAATCTGCGAGAACAGATGAGATTATTGACGTATTAAAAAATAAAGAAAATCTTGATTACACAATTAAGGAGCTAACATCTTATGCGACAAGATTATTAATGCCGCAATATCAAAGAAGAGTAGAAATCGAAGACCTCAACAGAAACTTTTGGGTTATTGGACAAAATTTAACTCTACTTAATGAAAGCAATTCTTTATTAGAAAACGTAGTCTCTGAAATTGTTGATTTATGGGAAAACACATATCGTCTTTGGCAATGTATTCTATATTTTGCAGGGGCACTTGATGGAATTGAAACAGAAATTTCACAACTAAGTGCTCAGGCGGCGAAAGTAAGAGTTCAACTTGCTTATGGACAAATATTTGGTGCAGTACCAAATGCCTATATTGAGCCAGCAGTTATTGACCGTCTTTATAAAAAAGAGGGAGATGAGTTCATTCTAAATAATGGAAAATTGCAGCTCACAGAAACTTTTCTTTTTAAAAAAGGAGATGAAAAATACTTTGGTTTAATTCCTTTACTTGAAAAAGAAGAAATTTTATATCACGATAGAGATATGTCTATAAATAAAGGTTGGGTATTGACTTTGCCCTATAATAAAGGATTATTAAAATCAACACTTGACAGTCTTACTGAAAAAGAATTAGAAGATAAATTCATTAATAATCCGCTTGGTTTAATAAAGATAGATAGAAAATTTGGTAATCGCTCTATCAAAGACATTCTATCTGAAGTGAAAGCAAGAAACTATTGTTTAGTTACTACTTTATTAAAAAATGAATCAAGCCTCATTGATAATTTAACTATTTTAAAAGCGCCTTATTTAAGTTTCTTACAATTCTTTAGGGATATACTATTACACGAAGAATTTGAAGATAGTTTAGAGGAAATTCTTACTGCCGCAGAATCAAGTCTTGAAATAACTGGTGTAAGAGCAACTTATTTACCATCATTGAATTTTACAACAAAAAGGAATTGGAATCTTACAGATACTATTCCTTATAATATTATAGAAACAATAAAGTATATTCAGACTACAAGACCAGAAATTTTTAGTAATACTATTTTTGCAGCTTTTGATGCAGAAGCAGTATTGGGTGCGGCGACAGTAGAAGATTTTATTCTTTACTTAAAATCTTTTGAAAATAAATTTTATGGAGATTTATTATCTGAATTTTATAATATCTATAAAAACTCATACTTATCTTTTGGGGGACAACTCACAGAAGAAGATGAAGAGATTTTCCCTTATTTCTTTGAAGATAAATTAAGCTGGGTTGTAACTGAAAATATTTCTGGATTAATAAAATTCAAAAATTTAATAACAGAATATAACAAGGCAAATTCTATAGATGAGGTTGGAACAGTTGTTTATTGTCCTACTAAATATCTTTTTGCAAGTAATAAAGGATATTTTGATGATAATAATTTAATTAATTATGTTACAATAAATGATAATAAATACAAAATTTTTATTTCAGAAGATGATTTAAACTCTATTCCTCAACATATATTTCATTTTAAATGGGACCTTATATGTAATGAACTTCTTAATGCAACTTTTGGAAAAAATAAATTTAAAATATATACTGATAATGGATACATTCCGTCAATGAATGCAAATGTAGACAATCCAGCAGATAGATTAAAATACCAAGCAATTCAAGTATTGCCAAAATGTGGATATTTTGAAGAAGAAGCAATTGGTGCATTTAGTAATTCATATTTATCACCTTGGAAACCTGGATATGGAATACTTTTTGATTTTGTTCATGAGCCCACAGGTAATGGAGTTAGAATTTTAAATGGTGAAATTCAAAGCTTTACTTCTAATTTACACCATGATCCAGATGTCTTCCCGAGAACATATGGAATAGATATACTTGGTGGAGCAAGAAAGTGGCACAATACATATAACATAGACATTCAAACAAGATTTTCAAATGTTGCAAACCAAAAATACCAAGATTTTGTTAGATATTGCAAACCATATCCGTCTTTATCTTGTCTATTGCACGATAGAGCAGTTCATGGAGAGAGTAATCATATCAATGCATTAAATAATCCAGAATACTATTTAAGTTATTCTTCTCCATTAAAAGATATTTATGTTGAGAATGAAGGTTGGACATATCAAGATTACATCCAAATTATTGATGGTTTTATTGGTTTTGACACTTTAATCAGCTATCCAATTGGAATTCAAAATCCGTCAATTCCAAATATAGATTATGATGTAGAAGTAAAGCCTACTTTAAAAGGTGAGCTGGGGCAGAAGTATGAGTTGATTGTTAATAAACAAAGAAGATTCAATGATGACGAAATTTTCTATTTTGGACCAGTATATAGTAGTGCAAAACAATATACATTATCATCTACTGATTTGGTTAATTCCAATTATCCAAATACAGACAATGAAGGAAAAACATTATGGAATAATCATAATGAGATTAATAATCCATCAATATTAATTTCTTATCTATCAAGCGATGCTGATTCACAGCAATTAAGTTTATCAACGTCAAAAGATACAACAAATAATAATTGGAAAAGAACATTAAATCCAACTATAACATTAAATTCTGCAAATGCTTATACAGTAAGAATTGGAGATTTTTATCCAGAAGATATTACTTTTGAAAATTTAACTAAGATTAATGATGGAGTATCAGTATATGATAAAGAAACTTATGGTGTTAATGCTTATTGTTGTTTAGAAAGTAATTCCATTGAGGCCGCGGCGGAAGAATATACAAAAGGTATTCGTTTTATTTCTTATGTAAATGGAGAAAATGAAGAGATAAAGATGAGTGAACTTACTCCACTTAGAATAGAAGAAATAGGTAAAAAAGTTATTGCACAAAATATTGGAACAGAAATCTTGCCGCCAGCCATTGCTTTTACCAAAATGGGTGTAAACTTCTGGAAAGGAGTTAATGGTTCACAATGGAGCAGAGGACAAGTTTGTCACTTATTTTACATAGATTCTAATAGAGAAATTCATACTCTTGCATATTTAAATAGAATAGATGGCTACTGGGATGGACCACAAACAGAAGTTGGAGATTGTTTTTCATTAGATAAAAACCAATCTAAGTGGCGCCACCTCATAATTTCTGCTCATGAATTATATGAGAAAAATATAGATGGAAGAAAGATTATCTATGGAAGTGGAAGAATAAACTGGGCAGATAAGAATATTAAAGGTACTGCCAAAGAGGTAGGCAATGATCCTTATTGTATTCAAAGGGGCTTAACTACAGAGAAGAATGGAGTTCAAGAAAGAATTGTTGCTTATTGTAATTTCTATGTTGATGAAGATGGAAGCTTTAAGACTTGGAATAAAGATAATACTTTTGAACAACAATCAGAATTTAATGAAAAATATCGTCCAGTAAAAGGCACAAATCCTACAGATAAATTAATATATACTAAAAATTTAATCTTCAATGAATATTTTTTTTCAAGCGAAGATTATAGCATTTTTGATATAAATTATAGCTTCGAAATTTAATAAAATTATAAAGTCAAGATTTAATATCTTGACTTTTCTTTTTCTTTGTGATATACTATTTATAGAAAATTGAAATAAAGCAATATAAGGAGGAGTAAAATGGTTTTAAATATTCGGCAGAAAAAAGCTGTTGAAGCAACTGAAAATAAGATTTTATGCTTAGCTTCTGCTGGAAGCGGCAAATGCATACCAAATTCAATAAAAATTCCAACACCAAAAGGATGGAAAAGAGTGGATGAAATTAAAGTAGGAGATTATCTTTTTGATAGAACTGGTTGCCCCACGCAGGTATTGGGAGTTTATCCTCAAGGCGAAAAAGAAGTTTATAAAATTACTTTTGGAGATAAAAGAACCGCAAAATGCAGTATAGACCATATTTGGACTGTACATAAAGATACTTGGAAAAATAAAAATGATTTTAGAGAATATACTTTAAAACAAATTTTGGAGGATAGGTGGGAAATAATAGACCATAGAGGTCACAAATCACACTCATTTTCAATTCCTTGTTCTAAAGCAGTTAATTATCCTAAAAAGATATTAAAGGTAAATCCTTATTTATTTGGAGTTTTTCTTGGGGATGGGAGTTGTCGAGAGCAAGCGCTAACTCTTTCATCAAATGACGAAGAACTTGTAGCAAGAATCCAAAGTATAATTAATAGTCCACAAATTTATAAAAATCAATCTAATTATAGCTGGACTTTTTATAAAAATTTAAGTGATAGTTCTCATTTTCAAACCAAAGAAATTCTAGGAGAATATGAAAAATTTATTTGTTGTTATTCCTATGAGAAATCAATTCCTGATGATTTTAAATATTCTTCTATAGAAGATAGATATGAATTAATTCGTGGACTTATGGATACAGACGGTTCTATTATCAGATCAGAGGGTAGATATCATGTAAGATTTTCAACTACAAGCCCTAAATTAAGAGATGATTTTATTGAAGTGATGGGTTCTTTAGGATATATATGTACATATAGAACAGATAAGAGAAGTGATAAGTATACTCATGGAGAAGCATATGATATAGCAATTAATATTTCTAATAGCGAAAAGCATAAACTATTTTCTCTCTCAAGAAAAAAAGAAATCGCCCTTGAGTGCATAAATAAAAAACAAAATCGAAAATATGATAGAACAACAATAATTAATATAGAAAAACTTGATTACAAAGAAGAAATGACTTGTTTTTATGTTGACAATGAGGAACATTTATTTCTTATGAATGATTTTATTGTCACACATAACACTACTGTTTTAACAGAAAGAATCCGATATTTAATTGAAAAACGTAATGTTCTACCAGAAAAAATTTGTGCAATAAGTTTTACTAATATGGCGGCGGACGAGATGAAAGAAAGATTAGGTAAAATTGCTACAGGAGCATTTATTGGAACAATCCATAGCCTTGCAAATAATGTATGTATTGCTAATGGAATAGATACAAGTGAATATATCTTAAACTTTGATTTTGATAAAATATTAAAAAAAGCACTTACTATTCCAATAAAAAAATACCCAAAATTTGAGCATATTTTAGTTGACGAATTTCAAGATACAGGAGAGCTTGAATATTCTTTTATAGAAAAAATTCCTACAAATAATTTTTTCGCTACTGGAGATGAGCGACAAGCAATATATTCATTTAAAGGTACATCAGATAAATATATTAGACACTTATATTATGATGCTGAATGTAAGGTTTACCAATTAAATCAGAACTATCGTTGTGCGCCCAATATTATTGATTTTGCAGAAAATCTTATTGCTTCAATGGATAAGATAAGTTTAAGAACAGAACCTGTAAAAACAAAGAACGGTTATGTTGAAAAATGTAGTTTTAAAGAAGCTCTTGAAGAACTCGAATGGTCCCAAGATTGGGGTAATTGGTATGTTCTTACCCGCACTAATAATGAGCTTGCAACAGCAAAGGGTATCTTAGAAGAAAAGGGAATACCTTGTGTTTCCTTTAAAAAAGGAGATTTTGATGAAATTGATATAAATGCAATATTAAAAGATAATAGAGTAAAAGTATTGACGATACACTCCTCAAAAGGACTTCAGAATAAAAATGTAATTGTAACTGGAGTAAATATGTATAATGAAGAGGAAAGAAAAATCGCCTACGTTGCCGCCACTCGTGCGGAACAATCTCTTTACTGGTGCCCTTCTATATGCCGTCGCGGAAAAGTGGGTAGACCAAAAAATAGAAATGTTGCAAATGCGGGGAAAATTTTTGAGAAAGTATCTAACCAGATGATTTCATTTGAGTGATTAATATGAATAAAATAGAAATTTACAATGACGGCAATATAAAAGTAGAAATAAGTGAAGTGTTTGACTATCTTGTGAAAAGAATAGTTCCAAAAAAGATTTTTCTTTCTCAAGAGCACTGGAAAGAATTAATAGAAATGACCATAGATAAACTAGGCAATTGGTATATATATGAAAATCGTGTAGTTACTTCTTCATATGCTTTAGTTTTTGAGCAATTTAAAGGAGTAGAGCTTACTACTGAATTTAGTATTTTTCAAGATATAGTAGACATTCTTATTCTCAGTGAAACCAAGGAAGATTTTAAAATATCTGTAAATAATTTAAAGAAAATCTATAAAGAAGATGGTATAGTAATTGATTTTTTCGATGAGAATAAATATAATGTATCTGGTTTTATGGCGGCAAAAGAGGAAAATGAAATAATTATATTATTATTTTCTTTTAATGAAGAGGATTTTCTTAAAGATTAATAAACAAAATTTTACTTGATATTGAAAAATATTTTATAGTTAAAAGAGAGCTACTGCTCTTTTAAATAACAGTAATTTCCGAATTTTGAAAAGTCAGCAATGACGTATTAAAAGGAGGAAAATTTAAAATGAATTTAAAAACAAAGAATATTGTAAAGGTGGCAGCAATTGTCATTGTTACAATGATCACAATTTTATTAGTATTATTTTTTAATACTTCTAATCCATCAAAAGGCGTAGAAGGAGAAGATAAGATAGTGATGGTTACTACTTCAACTTCGACGTCAATACCCGAATGTACTTCAACTACAACTAATACTACAAGTATTTCTACTATTGAAAGTACATTGACATCAACAACTAATACAACTTCTATCACAAGCAAAAAAAATAAAGAAACAGACCGAGTAAAAACAACAAAAGAAAAGAAAACTACTGTTGCTACAACGCCAGTAAATATAATTGAAACAATAACGACAACAGTAGCAACAACAGAAGTTCCAACTGAAGCTCCGACAGAACTTGTTGAAATATATGTAGTTTTTAAACCTGAAACACATTATATTCATAAAAATTCTTGTCACTGGGCGGCACAGGGAATAATAGAAAGAATTGAAACTACAGAGGGAATTGAAGCAAGAAGATGCTCTGAATGTAATCCAGAAATAGAAATTATAAAGGAATATATTCCTCCAGTAGTATCTACTGGAATTGGTGATTATGATAGATTACTTCTTGCAGAAATTGTATGGCATGAAGCAGGTAGCAACTGGATTTCTCAATATGAGAAAGCAAGAGTATGTGCAGGTGTAATGAATAGAGTAAACGATTCAAGATTTCCAAATACTGTATATGGAGTCCTTACTCAAAAGAATCAGTTCTCTGGATATTGGCCTGGCTGTTGTATTCCAACACAAGCTTGTTATGATGCTGTAGATTATTATTTTAATCACACTAATGAATTTGGGAATGAGAATAGCTGGTGGGGCGATGGTTATCAGAATCATTTTTACTATCAGTAAAGACTCATAATCACAATCATTAATGGAAATTACTGTTAATATTAAGGATACAAAGAAATTTGTATCCTTTTTTTATTGACTTTTTTAAAGAATTATGATATAATATTTGTAGAAAATAAGAGTAATCTTATTAAAAAGGAGGAATTTATTAATGAAAGTTGAATTAATCTCATGGACAAATAACCCTATAGAAACAGTTGAAAAAGCATGTTCTGTATGTTATGACTCAGCACCAAATAGAGAAATTGTAAGCCAATGTTTAGCGTCAGGGCATCATTCTGTTGTTGAGCATATGAATTTTACTTTTAAGATTGAGGGTGTATCAAGAGTTTTAACCCATCAATTAGTACGTCATAGAATCGCCTCATATTCTCAACGTAGTCAGCGCTATTGCAATGAAGATGAAGCTAAAATGGTTGTGCCACCTTCTATTCAGAACAACCCTACTGCAATAGATATTTACAATAAGATTATGTGGAGAATTG